GCCGTTCGCAAAGCCGGCATGGGTGGCGCGCTGCTTACAGCCACACCAGCATCGACGCCGGGTCTTGACCGGCAGCATGTAGCGCCGGTGTTCGGACGCTGACGCCCACTGGCCCCATTCGCTCAAGGGAGCAACCCCATGCAGAACATCGGCCTGATCCTATTGGTGTTCGCCTTCGTGTTCGCCTGCATCTCGATCCGCTTGACCACGGTCAACGGCTGGCATCTCGGATGGGCGGCGGTCGCGTGTTGGATCGCGGCCGAATTGATCGGCGGCATCGGCCGCGTGTTTCACTAGCCCGTCAGGATCACGCCGGGCACGTGGCGCCCGGCGAACATCTTGCGCAGGTCGCCGAGCCGCACCGGGATTTCGGAGATCATCCCAATGTGCGCGCCGGTCATCAGCGCGTCGCCGCAAATCTTGATCGCGTCGTTGAGCGTGTACCGGCCCGCGTCGTCGAGCCCGCGGGTGTAGCCGTGGAACGCAGGTCCCCACCACGCGCGATGTTCGTTTGACCAAACGACGGCGAAGCGTTCGTCGGGGTCCGGCGGTTCGGTCGGGCGGTTGAGCGCGGCGAGGATCAGGTCGCGCTCGGCCGGCGTGAAGTCTTTCGAGATCGCGATGCGCTCGCGCAGGTCGATGGTGTTGAGATCGGTCATGGTCGCGCCTCAGAACCCGACCCGCGCCGGCCCACATCCGGGCACGCTGCGCATGTAGTCGAACGCGCGCAACACGCGATCCATGCCGCTCGCCATCGTCATTTGATAGCCATCGAACGGGCAGTAGAGGTTTCGCGCCCCGAGCGTGTTCTGAAAACAGAACGCGGCGTCATAAATGCTCGTCGGCTTGCGTCCGAACATGGTCAACCTCTGCCCGCTGATCGAGTATTGCGTGCTCAACTTGTCGAAGCGGACGATCAGAAACATGTGTTCGTCGCCCGTGGACGTGGCAATGTAAGAACACGCGCCGGTTCCGCCCTTGATCTCGCCTTTCTTGACATACCACGTTCCACCGAGTCCGTTGGGCGAGCCGATGGTCGCGCGGTCAGGCGACTCGACGCGGATGTTTGTCGAATAGGACATGCCCAGGATCACGGCGGCGGCATAGATCGGCATGGACTCGGGCGGCACGTCCTGCGCGGCGGCGGGCGCAGCGGCGAGCGCGAGCGGCAGCAAAAGCGTTGCGATCTTCATCATGGGTCGGTCCTTTCGGTGGTGGTGGGGAACATCATGTGGGCGAGCGCCGTCGCCACTTCTGGCGTGATGCGTCGGCCCACCATGAGCGCGAGCAAGAGCGCGACGGCCTGCGGCACCTCACTGCCAGAGTCGGGCTTAGACCAGCGGCGAATCTTCCGCTCGTCGATGTCGAGGAAATGCGCCGCGGCCGGTTGCGATAGGCCGAGTCGGTCGAGCATGTCGACGAATTGAGCGGCCGTGATCGTGATCGTGTCGGTCATCGTGGAGCCTTCCGCATCACATCGGCGATTCTGCGCTGCATCAAATCGCCAAGCCGGCGCTTTGCGGCGTCGAGTTGGTCCCGCGTGGTGCCGAGAATGTTGCGGTTCGGGTCGTCCATCTGCGCCGCGAGGCGCGCCACCTCGGCGACCGCGTCGGCGATGTCGTCGTAGCTGTCTTTCGTCATGGGGAGCCTCACAGTTCGCGCGCCTTGCGCGCCTTGTCGTTGCCGCTTGCCTGTTCGAAGTGATAGGCGCGCAGCACCTTAATCCGCACGCCAGCGGGGGCTTTCAATTCGACCTTGGCGCGCCATTGATCGGCGGCGCCGCGCTCGAAATTGGAGGGCAGTAGTTCGGCCGCTGCATCCACGGCCGCTTCCTTGTCGGACGCCTCGACCAGCAGACGCACGCGACAGTGAACGACCAGATCGGTATCGACTTCGAAAGTTGTCATGGCTTCTCCCCTACGAGGTAGAACCACGGAACGTCGATCCGCGGCTTGTCGAGTGTCTTGATCTCGACGCGCGCCTTGCCGGCGGCGACGAGTCGGTCGAGTTGGGCGCGCGTCGCGCCGTGGCTGGCGAACATCGCTTCGGTGGTGCCGGTCGGCGAGCCGCGGAGCATGTCGAGGATTTCGCGTTCGGTCATGATGCGATGGCCGCGGCGAGCGCGTCGCGGTCGTTGAGCGCGGGCGCGTGCTCGGCGATCAGCTTGTGCGCCTGCGCCAGCAGCTTCGCGTTGCGCTCGCGCTCGTCGGCTTCATCGCGCCCGCGCACGCTGGCGATGCGCGCCTCGCGCTCGCGCCTGATCTCGTCGGGATGGCGCAATAGCTTGCGCTCGACGATCTCGCGCGCGGTCGTCAACAGCCGCTCGTCGAGCGGCGGCGGCGGCGGTTTCTTGGCGTAATCCGCGTCGCGCTTCGCGACCTTGTCGCCCCACACGGCGATGACATGCGGCTTCGACGCCCACCGCTGGCCGGGCTTGGTCGGCTCGGCGGGCCAATAGACTGCGGCGCCGAAGAACGGCTCTTGCCGAAAGCTGTACTTCGCGCCCTGCCTGCCATGTGACGACATCTCGATTGTGCCCCAATGGACGCCATCGACGATGATGCGCTTGCGCCCACGCTCGGGCGGGAACGGCTCGATGCGGATGTCGGTCATGTCGCGGCCCTCGCATAAGCCTTGCGCGCGTAGTCGAGCGCGCACCGCAGTGTGCAGAACGGATCGTATCCGCCCCACCATGCCTTGCCGTCCCAAATCTCGCGCCGCATGACCATGCGATGATCTTCGATACTGAGGTGCGGCTTCGACTCCTTGACCACTATGCCATTGCCGACGTAGGGCGGCGGTGGCACCGTCGGCTCGATTGCCTCGATGGTGAATTGGCGGCGCGGCCCCGGCGTATTGCTTTGCCGCGTCGGCGTGTCCCATCGAACGACTTCGTCTTTGGTGCGGCGCTTCCCGTAGGATTTGCCGCAGTGAACGCAGACAGGTCGCCTCGTCGTCATTGCTTGGTGCCTCTCACGGGTAGCAGGCCGACCATGCGGCCACTGGATTGGATGGCGCCGCGATCCGGCGGGAGATGCGCAAGGTCTTCGAGCAATTCGAGCGGCGCCAGATACGGCTTGCCGGCCGCCGGCCGAATGATCTTGCGTTGCGCGGTGATCTGGCCCCATTCGGCGTCCTCGCCCTGGAACACCACGACTTCGACACGCTCGGGATGGATGGCGAGTCCGTCACGGTCGATGCGCGCCATCTCGTCTGGCCCGACCAGCTTCAACAGTGTCCACGCTTCGTCGAAGAACACGTAGCGCACGACGTTCCTGATCTCGAACAGCGCGCGAATCATCGCGACGGCGGTGTCTTTGTCGAGCGGCGGGCGCGGCTGAATGATGTTCTCGCCGCTCGCAGTGACCGCGTGCCACATGGGCACGATCTCGCCATGCTCTGCGAAGCGCCGCTCGCAAAAGTCCGACGCGTAGGCGAGCATGGCGCGCAGTTGCTTTTCGCTCATACGAGGACTCCTTCGCTGGTCGCCTGCGCCGGGGTAAGCGCATCATCGCCGAGCAATTCTTCGACTGGCTCGGCTGGCACCCAATCGAGATTACCAACCTCGATGCTCGCGAACGCGATTTGCTCGGGGCGTACCTCGACGCCGCCGTGCCGCGTGTTCACCGTGGTCGCGCGATAGAACGACACCTTCGCAGTGCTGGTGTCGGGTTCGAAGATGCCCGCGAACATGTCGTTGAGATCGCGAAGCCCGGTGCCGAGCACGCCGCGTTTCTGCGCCAGCGCGACCGCGTAGGCGGTAAGCATCCGCTCGCGCTCGCGCTCGCGTTCAAGCCGCTGCCGGTAGCCGGTCCACACCGGCACTTGCGGGCCGATGCCTTCGAAGCCCGGTCGGGCGCGCCGTCCCGCCGCGTCCTGCGCCAACTCGCGCTTGCGCAGTGGGCTCAACCGCGGTCGTGGTTTCCGTCCTGACATTCTCGACTCCTTCCGGGCCTCGCGTTGCCCTTGAATGATGCGGATCGCATCGTCGGGCGCCGCACGGCGGCGGCGCCCTGCGATACGGACCTTACGGCGCTTTCCAATCGTCGAGCCGCTTGCGAAACTCGGGGATGCTCTCTTGCGCCCCGCGGATATCGCGAAGCATCTCAAGCCGTACCCGCGCGTGCTGGCCTTCGTAGGTGTTCGGGTTGTACGAAGTCGGCACTTGGGCAGGCGCCATGAAGCCGGGCGGGCGCGGGTACGTGACCACGCCCTTCCCATACGAGCCACGCCTAACCTCGATCTTGTCCGGCGGGTTGCGCCACCATTCATGGATCGCCGTTTGGCGCCGTTCGATGAAAGCTTCGCACGACGCGATTGCGAGCGGCAGCGCGTCGCACGCAATCTCATACGGCCGATAGCGCGCGCCGAAGCAAGAGCGGGTTTGCCACCCTTGGTTCGGCCGCTGGTAGCCGTGGTGCGCGATCAGGCCCTTCGAAGCCTTGATCGCGCGACCGCAGATTTGACAGGTCGATTTACTTGTCATTGAGCACCGCCACGATCTTGAGAAACTTTGCCGTCGACATGCTGCCGATGCGGTCGAGGCTGATCGAACCGTCGGCGTTCAAGGTGCCAGACAGGTAGTGCGACGAGGCGCCGTTGAAGATGCCGGCGCGGCGCTCTTTTTCGTTTACGCGGATGTCGAGGCCCGGCAACGCCGCCTTGAGATCGGCAGCGCGTGCGACGATGTCGGCGCGGCCCTGCGCTAACTGCGCCGCGTGCGCGCGCTGCAACGCCAACGCCGGCAGCGACGCGTCGATCACGCGGCGCTTGATGTCGGCGGCGATGCGCTCGATTGTGCGACCCTCCGGGTTCACGGTCGCATCCTCGGTGCGGTGGGTCTTGTCATAGGTGTTACGGTCGTCCCACTTCACGTCCGGCGCCGAGATCGACACCGTGACGCGACCCTTCGAGGCGTAGTGATTGGAGCGCACGGCGAGCACGTCCGGCCCGATCTTGATTGCCCGATTAGATGTCGCATCTTCGGTCGCCGGCAGCAGCGCGCCGCCAAGCGCCTTTGCGAGATCGCGCGCGAACGTCGCGACATCGACTTGTTGCTCGGTGCGGCCGTAACGCTCGACCATCTGGATATACTTCGCAGTCATTGGGGAGTCCTTCCGGGCCTCTAGCTGCCCTTGAAGCTTGATGCGGGATCGCATCGCACTGCCGCCCGTGGGCGGCAGGTCGATGCGGACCCTTTACGATGCGGTCTTGAGTCCCTTGCGCACCGCGGTCGCCTCGCGCGCCTGATCGATCAGCGTGCGGTAGCGGTTGCGGCCCATCTCGACCGACATCCAATTCCATTCGGGATTGCGCTGGCCGCGGGGCGTCGTGCGCTCGACGACAAACGAAAGCTTGAGGCATTTCGCCAGCGCGACGAGACGGTCGCCAGCTTCCCAGGCCGAGTCCTTGGTCATGCGCGCGACGACCCGCTTAAGCGTACGCTGCATCCGCGTCAGCTTCGGCAGGTCGATAGAGAACACGTCGCGGTATTCGACTTCGTTGCCGATGAAGGGAACGTCGGCCGAGTCGGAAACGAAGCCGTACATGCCGAGCCCGTCGAGCATCAGCCCGACAACGTGCTTCGGCACGCGCGAGTCGTATTCGGACTCGCCGTCGGTGCTACAGCCGAGCGGATAATCCTTGTCGGACTCGCGCGCGCAAACGACGACCTGCACATACTCGGTGCCGAGATTGTCGCGGCGCTCGATCTGCAAGCCGTATTCGCGCTTGGTGGTGGTGGCGGTCATTCTCAATCCTCCGGGCCTCGATCTGCCCTTGAGCGGCGCGGGATGCGCCGACACCCCGTAATATAAGGATAAAACCTAAGCCGGGCAAGGCCGAAAACGACGTTTTTACCCGTGGTCGGTCAAGCACTTAGCAGGGGCGCCGGCCCGGGCACCCTCGAAAACCCCGGGAATCCGCGCACATGGGCTCGAATTACGCAACGCAGGTCCCGGCCGAACGGCTCGCGCAATTGCTCGATCTGACGCCGCGTCGTCTGCAACAACTCGCGGCGGAAGGCGTCATTCCGAAGACGGATCGCAATCGCTACGAGCTTGTCGATTCGGTGCGCGGCTATATCCGCTATCTGCGCGACCGCGCCTTCGGTCCCGAAGTGCAGGACGGCCCGAATGACAACTTCGCCAAGCAACGCGCGCGGCTGACGCGCTCGCGCGCCGACACCGAAGAATTGAAGGCGCGTCAGCTATTGGGCGAGCTTGTCCCGGCGGCGCAGATCGAGGCCGCGTGGTCGGCCGTCACCGACATCATGCGCACGCGGTTGCTGGCGATCCCCGCGAAGACCGCGGCGCGTATCGGCATGGCGCGCAACGCGGTCGAGGCCCAGGCCATCATCCGCACCGAGATCAACGAGGCATTGAGCGAGCTTGCAAACGTCACCCTTGCCGTCATTGCCGGCGGGCACACACCCGACGCTGGCGCGGATCGCGACGACGATCCTGCGCCGACTGGCGCCGCCGCCGAACCTGACGGTGGCGCAGTGGGCCGACCAGAAGCGATTCCTCTCCGCTGAATCGTCGGCCGAACCCGGCAAGTGGGACACGTCGCGGGCCGCGTATCAGCGCGGCATCATGGACGCGATCACCGACCCGGCGCTTCCGGTGGTGGTCGTGGTGAAGCCGTCGCAGGTCGGGTGGACCGAAATTCTCAACAACGCGGTCGGCTACCACATCGACCAAGACCCGGCGACGATGCTTTTGATTCAGCCATCGTTGGAATTGGCCGAAGCGTGGTCGAAAGATCGCTTCGCGCCGATGGTGCGCGACACGCCGACGCTGGCCGACAAGGTTCGTGATCCGCGCTCGCGCGACACCGACAACACGATCCGGCAAAAGGTCTTCCCGGGCGGACGGCTGACCATCGTCGGCGCCAACTCGCCCGCCGGCTTGCGCGCGCGGCCCATCCGCATCGTGCTCGCCGATGAAGTCGACGCCTACCCGGTGTCGGCGGGCACCGAAGGCGATCCGCTCGCGCTCGCCGCCAAGCGGCAACGCACGTTCTGGAATCGCAAGACGCTGCTGGGTTCGACGCCGCTGCTTAAGCTGACCAGCGTGATCCTGCGCGAATACGCGCGATCCGATCAACGGCGCTACGAGGTGCCGTGCCCGGCGTGCGGCGAATTCCAAGCCCTCTACTGGCGGCAGGTCCGATGGGACAAGGGCGAGAAAGGCGAGCACCTTCCCGAAACCGCGCACTACGTTTGCGAGGCGTGCGGCGCGATCTGGAACGATGTCGAGCGGTGCGACGCGGTCGGCCGCGGCCGGTGGGTCGCGTCGCGCAAGTCGAGCGGCGGCGTCGCGGGCTTCCACATCATCGGCATGATGTCGCCGTGGATCACGCTGGCCGAGATGGCCACGGAATTCCTCGACGCGCGCAAAGACCCGGCGCTGTTGCAAGTGTGGACGAACACCGTGCTCGGCGAGGGTTGGGAGGAAGCGGCCGAAAAGATCGAGGGCAGCGCGCTCGTATCGCGCGGCGAGAACTACGGGCCGCAGAGCGTCCCCGATGAAGTCCGCATCGTCACCGCGGGCGTCGACACGCAAGGCGACCGCCTCGAAGTGCAGATCGTCGGATGGGGCGCGCACGAAGAATCGTGGGCCATCGCTTACGAGATCATCCACGGCGATCCGGCCCAGGCCGACGTGTGGGAGCACCTCGACGAATTGCTGGTGACGCCGCTGCACACCGAAGGCGGGCGCGAGCTTCGCATTCGCGCGGCGTGCGTCGACTCGGGCGGCCACTATGCGAACGAAGTGCTGGCATTCTGCCGAGCGCGGCACCGGCGCCGCATCTTCGCGATCAAGGGCGCGGCCGGGCCGCGTCCGATCTGGCCGAAGCGTCCGAGCCGCGGCGGCGCCAAGGGCGCGGACATCCTCTATGTGCTCGGCGTCGACACCGCCAAGGACACGCTCTATGGGCGCCTGCGCAGCGTCACCGAGCCGGGACCTGGCTATGTGCATTTCCCGCTAGGTGACGGCTTCGACGAGCCGTACTTCGATCAACTCACGTCCGAACAGGTCGTGACGCGCAAGAAAGAGGGACGGCCATACCGGGTTTGGATTCTCCCGTCGGGCAAGCGCAACGAAGCTCTCGACACGTTCGTCATGGCGCTTGCGGCGCGCATGTCGATCAACATCCGCCTCGACCGCATGGTGCCGGTGGTGCGCTCGGCGCCGCCGTCCATCCCCGATCTGCCGCCCGTGCCGCCGCATCCGACGGCACCACCGCCGCCGCAAGCCTACTGGCGACCACCGCCAGAAGGCGGATGGGTCGGTGGGCGGCGCGGATGGTTCGATAGGAGATGAACCGCAAATGGGCTTTTCACTTGGGCAACTCGACGCAATCGAAACCGCCATCGCGGCGGGCGTGACGCGCGTGTCCTACGACGGCAAATCAACCGAGTATCGGTCGCTCGACGAGATGATGCGCATTCGCGACATCATTCAACGCGCGCTCGGGCTCGTGCCGACAGGCTCGGCGAGCGTCTTCGCCGCGCATAGCCGGGGCTTTGTCGGCGGCAGTAGCGAAGGGCCATGAACCCAATCGACCGGCTGATCGCGGTCTTCTCACCGAAGGCCGCGCTTGCGCGCGCCCGCGCGCGTTACGCGCTGCGCGCCTACGAGGGCGCGACCAGCGGTCGCCGCGGATCGTCCTGGCGCGCGGGGCGCACCTCGCAAAACACCGAGATGGCCGGCGCGCTCTCGAAGCTACGCGACCGCGCGCGCGATCTGGTGCGCAACACGCCGCACGCGGCGCGCATCCTCGAAGTGATGGTCGCTAACGCAGTCGGCACCGGCATGAAGCCCGTGTCGACCACTGGCACCGACAGCGTCGACAAGAAAGTGACCGACCTGTGGGACGAATGGCAGGCGCACGCCGACATTCAAGGCGTGCTGACGTTCAACGCGATGCAGGCGCTTGCGGTGCGCTCGATCATCGAGTCCGGCGAGATCGTCTTGCGCCTGATAGATCGCACGCCGACACAGGTCGGTGCCCGCGTGCCGTTCCAAGTCCAATTGCTCGAAGCCGACTTCATCGACGAGATGCGCGACGGCATCTATCAGGGCTCGAAGACCGAAGGGCTGACGCCGGATACGCTGCGCACGCGGCTCGGCGTCGGGCTCGGCATCTTCGACAAGCATACCGGCTTGTGGCTGTGGCCGTTCCATCCCGGCGAGACGAACACCTATAA